AGATCCAGCCTCTTGTTGCATTAACAAATACTAGAGTAAAGGCAGAACCATTAGTAGATACGGTTAAATTAGAAGCTGCACCCAATATGTTAGAACTGTTTCTTGCTATGGTTAGATTGTTCGATGCAAAATTAGCACCACTATCTATAAAAGTAACCTCTGATCCCACACTTGGTGATGCTGGTAAAGTTACTGTGACAGCTGATCCAATACCGGCTCCAGATGTATCAACTAATAATTGATCACCCTCAACAGCTGTATAGGCTCCTGGCACCGTGTAATATCCTTTTTCTCTTATACCTAGATTTATGTTTGTACCGTCCGAATATAATAGACATTTTGATCCTACAGGTATAGCCACACCAGTTCCAGATACGGTCTTAACTGTTAACGTACGATTACTAGATCCTCTGGTAGTTGCGTCCTCAACAATAAAAACCCTCTCTGCAGAGTCGGGCATTGTTACCGTTCTATTTGCTGATAAAGTTCCTGTAAGTTTAAAGTATAAATTTTTACCATTTGATACAGCATGATTAGATAAAGCTAATGCTACATCACTAGATGCAACATCAACAGAAATGTATCCGCTAGCTGCCTGTTCTAATATCTGTAAGTTTGTGTTTGTAATTGTACCCCAGGTACCTGACTTTTCACCTGTCGTTATAAGTTCTAATTTTAAATCACTTGATGTACTTGACGCCATATATTTCTCCTACGGATTTAATGGGTCAATTTCAACCCATGTTTGTGATACCCCTGGAGGTATCGGGTTCCATGATATCACATCTACCGTGCCTGTTGCAAGGTTTATTCTGTTACCTGTTACAGGTACTTGTTGATCTACTCTTGTGGTAACATTACCAATTGTTGCATTTATTCTATTACCTGAAAGGGTAACAACCACTTTACCTATTATAGTTGGTGATCCTGTGCTTAAATTTACCCTGCTACCGGCGACTACAGCTCTAATACTAATACCACCAGAACTTCCAAAAGGTGCTGCTGCAAACGATGATCCTCCAAAATACATTTATTCTCCTATGTTCTTTTCTCAGGAAAGCTTGAACTATCCCAAGTCATTGAAACTCCAGGCACTATACCATCCCATTTTCTAATTAAAACATCTGATGTAGCTAAATTTACTCTAGATCCTGTTGGTAGAACTGTTGCATCTGCAGTTATTGTCACTGTTCCAGAAGATAGATTTGTTCTGCTTCCGGTCACAGATACTGTTGCATTTGCTGCTACATCAGCGTTACCTATTGTTAGATTTATTCTACTACCTGTTACAGATACTAATGCATCTGCAGATATTGTTACATCACCTGTATTTAAATTAACTCTAGATCCATCAGGTTCAATAACTGCTTTTCCAACAATAGTTGGTGATCCAGTATTTAGATTTACTCTACTTCCAGTTACCGAATATTTAGAAGCAAAGGTAGGTGTGCCTGTGTTTAGATTTACTCTGCTTCCTGTAATAGCCGTTATAGCCTTACCGACTATTGTTGGATCTCCTGTTGAAATATTAACTTGTGATCCATCAGGTGTGACTATGACACCAACACCCTCTATAATCGTAGTGTTGCCTATTGAGAAATTTAACCTGCTACCGGTTACCGCAAAATTAGCCTTACCAACTAGTGTAACTGTTCCAGTAGATTCATTTATTCTAGAACCAGTAACATTAACAAAAGCGTTAGGGTTAAAACCTGGGTCCGCAAAAGGCGATGCCGAAAAGGGTGTTCCTCCAAAATACATATATTATAATCCTTAAAAGGGAGCTGTGTGGTATGTGGTGGTGACACAGCCCCCATCTAAGAATTATATCATCGTTTAAACCAAGAAGGAAGACCTAAATGTGGACGCTTGTCGAACATATTATCCTTTGCTCCTGGGGTTTTACGATCGTTATAATGCAGAAAAACCTGTACGCATTCTTTACCTTTAAATTTTTCTCTCCAATGTTCTAGCTCCACACCTCTATATACCAACATATCTCCAGGTTTAAGATCTACCCTAACTCCTTTTGCTTTGCTGGCTGCGGTAATATTTTTTCCATCTGGTGCACCCACATTCTCATTTGGGCTTAGATATATGGGCCAATCATCACCACCAAGATTCATAGTAGTAGATATCTCACAACTAAATCTATCTTTGTGTCTTTTAAGTTCATCGCCTTTTTTATAAATTCTTGCATATGTATATGCGGGATATAATTTTAACCCTGTGGCTTTTTCCATACCTGGTTGACATTTAAGTAATAAAGTCTCCATGGCCATATTAGCATATTGAGAATATGTATCTGGAATTTGATCATCTTTACCCTCATAATATCCAAGTATAGTTTCAAAAGGTGAAAAATATCTAGCCTGTCTACAAGTAATATAAACTTGTTTTTGCATTCTAAAATAGTTTGCAATAAATACTGCAAGATCTTCTGATACGGCTTTTCTAATTACTGTATATTTATTTTTTTTAAACATCTTTAGCCATCTCTTTAGGCACAGCCTGTATATTCCAATGTATAAATCTAAAAGGTTCTTTGCCATGATCAACCGCATACTCGTGTTCTAAATAACCTGGAAATATAATTAATGTTCCCGGTTTTGGTTTAAGATGAAACTGTTCGTGACCTGGCCACACACCTTTTAAGTCTGATTTCATTTTTAATTTTGTACATCTTGCACCAGTTTTTGGTTCATGAAATATAGGATAAGATGTTTTATCACTGCACTTTAAAAAATAAAAGCCTGATACATGTTGATTCCAATGTATATGTGCAGAGTGATGACCACCACCTTTTTTAGCAAACTCTTGTACCCACATCTCACTAAACATAGTTGTGTATAAACTCATATCAAAACCTTGATGATCTAAATACTCCCAAGATTTTTGACCAATATAATTTCTAAAATCTAAAAAATCATTGTCAGCTGTAAGTGGTGTCGAATGATAACTTCTTCCAAAATCACCGTGTTTTTTTATATACTCCTTTTCTCTCTTACGAGAATCAGTAATATATTTATTACTTGCTTTGTTTAACGATTTGACAAACTCCGGTTTTTCCTCATTCCATATCATGGTTGGAAAATAATTATTTATAAACATTATTTAAACGGCCTCCCTAAATGCCATACGACAAGACTGTATCTTGTCCCTGATGTTACTGGTTTAACTCTATGCCACACAAAACTAGGAAATACAATAATAGATCCTTTTGGTAATATCTCTTTGCATTGTATCCTGTGTTTCGATTCGTCTCTCATGTGTGGGTCATAATTTCTAAAATCAAATTCTAACTCACCACCTTGATATTCTGATCCATCTGTCAATTGACATGTCATGGATAACTTTCTAATTTTATTATGTTCATTAGGATTATTTGGTTTATCATAAACTTTGTCCCAGCTATCACAATGCCAATCATAGTATTGGTTTAATTTATATTTTGTAAATTGACAAGATTCAGAAAAATCCCAATCAAAGTTCCAACCGGCATTTCTATTTGCTTGACGAACATAGGGATGTAATTCTTTATATATCCAGGTATCATTAAGCCATACTAGATCAGAGTTTCGTTTTCTTTTTAAATCTAATACTTCTTCTTTTTTTAATTTTCTGTCACCATAGCCACCAGTCAAAGCCATAACTTCTTTTTGTTGATTAGCATATTTTATAACATCATCACAAAATCTTGGTGTTAATGCGCTTTTAAAATACCAATAATAATTAGTTAAGTTCATAATTAAAATTTAATACAACTCTTCTTTTTTTGTCTGTGCAAGAAGAGCCAGTGTGTTGTAATGTAGAATTAAATTCTACATATTTATTTTCTTCACTTTTTATTTTTGTACCATCTTTAAATTTGGTATAGCCATTACAATTATTCATATAAAAAATTCCTGTTGTACCTTTTAATTGATCAGTATGAAAACCGTGTTCAATTGTATTTTTAGTTTGTGTTAAAAGATTAGCTTTAACGGCTCTTAATTTATTGTATTTTATTTTTTTTAAAATAGGATTTATTACATTCATTATTTTTTCTGAACAATTTATTCCGTTTTCATCTAAAAAAATAAAAGTAAATTGAAAATTTTTATCAGGAATTTTATTTATACCATCATTAAAATACCAGGGAAAATTAGCAGACATTATTTTTTCTTTTACTTTTGCAAATTCTTTTTTATCTAAAAAATTTTTATATATATTCATAAGTTATTGTTTGCACAAAGTTTAGTGAGTCTTTTTGATCGTTAGTTAAATAGTACATATTAGTAGATGGAAACATTATAAATTTATTATTTGTAAGTTCTATATCCCAAGATCTACCTTTACGTCTGTTATCTTCATAGTGTACTCTGACCATACAATCTTTAACGTTAACACCATATAAAAAAGTGTAATCTGGTGAGTTACGTAGATCTACAGGATCAACATTAAGTAGAGGAATTGTTGTTTCTGCAGGTTTGTAGATATTGCCCCACGTTTCTTTGTTAACTAAACTAATTCCATATTCAAGACCAACATGATCTCTAATATAAGTACTAAGCATATCCCAAGTTCTTGAGAATGGAAATTTTTGATTATGAATTACTGATTGTAAAATGTCGTTTGTTAACTTATCTCTGTCAATATCCCAATCTTTGGGCATTGCCACGTCACCGTAATATAAAGCTTGTTCAGATAATACTTTCTTTTGCATACCACATACCTTTTTAATTTACTGTTTTGTATCTGTCAAGTCCCAAGACTGGCCTGATTCATTCCAGTTGTATATCCAATCGTGAGTGCCAGCTTCATTCTGTGAAACCTGTTCTTCTGTCAATGCCGGTGCATCGCCAATAGGTGATTGCCATCTAGCATCAGTTGTATTTTTTACCCAAGAAGCATATGGTTTTTTAGGCCAAAAGATTTGATCATCTTCATCCCAAGTATAACCTATACCCGCATAGTTTCCTCTAAATGCTTTTGAGTTATCACCTGAACTATGTTTGTTACTTGCTGTATTGTAAGATGTTTGAATCCACATCTGTGCAGGCCAATTATTG